AGTGAATTACTATACTCATCGGTCTTTTCTTTCGTGAGTGTTAGGTAACCTAGTAGGGCGGCTAACCCTGATGCTACTGCTAGAATTATGTTGGCCCTGGTGGCTGTGTTGAATGCTATCATCGAAGCCGTGGCCGTCTGTATGGCTTTAGATATGTTGTAGAATACCTGTGCTACACCCAACACTATGATAGATTCTACCGCTAACTTGACCAGGTCAGCGTTGTCAGCCAGTAATTTTAATCCCTTACCTACCGTGACTACAGCGGTGCCTAGTCCTTCTCCCAGTGACCTTGCGTATCTATCAATGGTCTCTGAATTCTCCTCAAAGAAATCGTTAAGGTCGCCTAGTTGTCCTTTAAGTTCTTCGAAGAACGATCGGCTGGCTACATCTTGGAACTTGAATAATTTGTCGCCCAACATAGAAAGTGTTCCTTCTAATGTTTTTGCGAATTCATCAGTGGCTGTGCCAAATTCCCCACCTCTGCCAAACACTCTCGCGAATGCGGCCCTTGTCTGTTCCGCTGTTACTTTAGCACCTTCTTGGAAACCTAATAATGATCTTACACCTCTTTCCCTGAACACATCCGCTGATGCTATACCGCCCGCGAAAGCCCTCTGGATCTGTGATGCTGTGGTCTGGAAGTCTAATCCTGTCACAGCCGCGACATTACCAGTTATCTCTAACACGGTCGCTAGTTCGTTTGCGTCCTTGGATACTACCGCTAGGTTTCCTGATGCTTTAGATATTTCTCCTAGGGAGAACGGAACCTTGCTGGCGAATTTTGTTAGTGTGTCAAATGCTCGGGCACCTTCTTCCGCTGATCCAAACAAGAACTTGAATCTTAAACCTAAAGACTCTACTTCCTGACCCACCTGGATTAGGCTTCGTAATGCTCTACCGACTCCGATGGCCGCTATGGCTGTGCCGGCTATCTTGGCCGCTGATCCTAGCGTCACAGCACTCTTCTGTGTCCTGTTGAGTGCCTTCTCTAGTGCTTCTATCCTTTGCGTGTTCTTGACTACTACATCAATATCAACGCGAGCCTGGTTTGCCACGAGTCTTCATCCTCCTCATTTGCCTGTTGGCGGCATCTTGTTCTTTTTTTATCCACGCGGACCATAGGTCCAACTCCAACACCGTAAGTTCCATTATCTCTTGGATGGGCCTCTTGAGCCTATCCGCCAACATCATAATGAAACCAAGATCGGCGTTGGTTTCTATTCCTTTGCGAGCGTCTCCAACGGTTGTCTCATACCGATGTTGTTGATCTGACCCGCTATTTTTATAATCACAGCAGGATCAGCCTCGTTCATAAGATTGATTCTGTCTGCGTCTCTAAAAATCTTTTTACCGTCTTTGTCTAAAGCCTTCACTATCAAACTTTCTACCAGTGCTTCTACCGTTTTGCCCTGTGCTTGAAGTTCAATAACTTTTGCTTCATCCTTAAATGGATATGTTCTTCTACAATAGATATCCATATCCCATTCTTTTACTTCTATTTTTTCCATATCGCCAGCGATTGCTTTCTGATAATGCTGACTGATTTTTTCTAGTGTCTTCATCTTGTGTTTCTCCTTTGTCTTCGAGCCACCGTGTTAGCAATGGCCGGTTTCATTATTCCTCTTCCACGAGTTTGTTTAGAATAGTTGTTCTCTAATCTTTCGATGTAAGGAACTCTATTACTTAAATTAACATTGTATGGACCGTTTTGTTTTTGTAACCAACCAGCCCTTGCTCTACCACCCTTAACATCTGCTTTAGGTGTGACCGTTTTCAATTGATTAAACAATTCATTGCTGAATTCTTTAACCTCTTGTTGGACATACCTCTTTAGACCTTTAGTGATCGAACTAGGACTGGTAAAAGTTACATTTAACATTATAACTCGGTTCTAACAAGTGCGCCAGATCCCTGAAATGTGATCGAAGCCTCAACCATACCATCGAAATTGCTGGTAATTGAATGACCAGTAATGATTACATTACCTGATAATTTAACACCTGTAGTTGTTCCTGATGGATAAAGGTTGATTGTGCTGGTCGTGTCTGATCCAATCGCATTGAATAAATCAACTTGAGCAGTGTTGTCGTCTCTGAAATATACATCAGCCGATCCACTGAATTGTGATAGACCTGCTTTGTAAGTTCTATCAACACTTCCCATAGTTGTGTCTTCAATTGTTTGTGTTTCTTGGTCGATTGTGAAAGATCTCACGGAAGCGACCGTTGATTGTGATGAACTAGTGCCGAACTCAATCGTGCCTGATTCACCTGTATATGTGCCTGCGTTAGTAGCCATATATTAGTCTCCTTCTTGATTAAGATCTTCCGGACCCGAAAGATCGTCTGTTGTTGTTGTAGTAGGCTTGATAATTTCTACTTCGGTCACACTCACTTTGTCTTTTGTGATTTTTTTCCTAGGTTTTAATTTTATCTTTACCTCATCAGGACTAAAGGTCCATCCTGCTTCCTTGGCCTCCGCAATCTTGCGATTGTGAAAGACTTTCGAAATTCCGTCTTTAAACATCGTTGCTGACATTATAATACTCCTTTTTTGTATCTGTAGATTACATCTACACTGACAATTACCTCGCCCAATGGAAGTTCTCGTTCTACTACTTCTACATTGACCACTCTGGTTGTCACATTGTGTATGTTGCTAGCCGCTAGATCGATGTCTCGGGCACGATCAGTTTCTAGCGTTTCTTCAATACGCTCAACTAATTCATTGCGAAGCGTATCTATTTGTGTGCCTCTTACATAACACCTTAAGTTGTATCTAATGGTGCCTTGTCGTAAGTCTGTCGAAATGTCTGCTCGTGTTTCATCTGATGTCGTAACTAGGATCGCTGGAAATTGTGTGATTGCTAGTTTCTGGACATCAAAGAAGACTCTGCTCACTGACCCCACAGCAGGATTCGTCATATTCTCTAATTGTTTTACTAGATTGATTGCTATGTTTTCTCTGGCTGACATTACCTTACCAATCTATTGAAATGGAAGGACTGCCTCTCTGAATCTGATATCGTGCCAGATGAGTCGATGTCGTAGGAAACTCCTTGACGGAGTATCAAATCGAACTCAATCTCGAATTGTTCTTTGTAATACCTCATCTTCTCCATAAACACATCGCCATTAGGATCGAATGTGGATAAACGGGGATATACATAGTGTCCCAGAACGTGGAACACAGCGGCCCTTGTGAATTCTGATGTTACTAACTTGCTTGGTGATAATCTTTCTTCCGATTGTATAACTGATATGTCGTATCTGTTATACTCACTAGATCTCCACCATCTAATGTTTAGGAGTCTAATTATATCGTCGTATGTCTTTGCGTGAAGATCATCAAAATCTTGAATACCGTAGTTGTGAATATCTGGTTCGTATTCCTTGATGTTGTCGTCAGTAGCGAATTGAGCCATAAAGGTCCTTCCTTATTATTTTTTTGTTAGGTCCTTCCTAACATAATATTATTTATGGAAATATAAGAAAGGCCCCAAAAGGGGAATCGGGGCCTTTCTGTGTAGAGCCTGGAGGACTCAAATCAACAATTATTCGTTGCCGATTTGTTTGTCTCCTTTAACTCTAACTGCGTAGTTTGCTTTAAGAACTGCGTTACCTCTAGCAGTCGAAATCACATATTCAGTTAGCAATTTGCTAGCATCTCTTTGCGTTTCGATTGATATTGGTCTTTTCAGAACGTGTCCAAAAGCCATAGGGCTAAACACGCAACCTTGTGCGTCTGTCACTACAGAGTCAGCACCGATTGATGTTGATTGGAACACTTTAACGTTGTATAATCTACCCATAAAAGCAGATGAACTCAATAAAGAGTTTCCAACATTAGATAAAGCAGTTGCTCCACCTGATGCGAAACCAGATTGAGTTAATACTTTAGCAACGTGGTATGCTTGACCTGGGTGTAATACACACATATAGTCACCATCTGCGTCAGTTGGTGCGTTCTGTGCTCTTAATTTATATACAGCCTGAAGGATTAAGTCAGGTGTAATTTCAGTTGCGTTGTCACCAACATCTTGAGTGATGTTTGCTTCTGTGAATAAACCGAACGCATCAACGTCGATTTTTTCCGCAATAGCATTTCCCAAGATCACGCCAACATCAGATGCCATATTTCTCGCTGTTGAAGAAGCAAGTAAGTCTGTAACATCTAATCTAGCCGCGATGTTTGCCGCTGATATATTAACGTTTGTTAGTGCTGAAGTGTTTGCTCCCGCTACATCTGTAGAACCGTCAGTCACTGCCCCAGCAGAGATTGAAGGATAAACGGGAATTTGTGCTGTCAAACCAGGTGTTCCTGATAAGTCATACACGGTGAATAAGCCACCCGCGATAGATTTTTCTTGCGCGGTAAAGATGGCCTCATTTAGGACATTGGTTAATAAACTTGAGTCCGTTGATTCAAATACAGTTGCGACTGCCATTTGTATCTCCTTTGTTTTTTACTTGTTAATAATATGACCTATATGGGATTGGCTCCAGGTAAAATCTGGTGCCTCATCTTCTTATAGATCGCTCTATCCTCTGCTTTGTTAAGGTCGAGTTTAGATATATCAACTTGTTTTGCTCCTTCGGGAGATGTGTTCGATTTACTGCCTGATCCGGATGGACCCGCCGATACGAAGTGCGGATTAGCATTGAGCCAATCTTTTACTGCGGACTCGACATCCAAGGGACTTCCGGCTTCCGTGTATTTCGTCTGTCCTGTTTTAGGATCAACGACTTCTACTTGACCGGTCTCTGACATCTTGACTTGATCTCTTACCAGTTTTACAACTTGGTCTGGATTGATCGCTCTATGTTTGCTCGCCGCATTCAATAAAGCACCATCAACCTTGATCTTGGTCAATTCGTCAGTGAGCGTAGATATCTTCTGGCTGGCCTTTTCCGCCTGTTCCTTAAGAATCTTCTCAAACTCACCTTTCCTCTTTTGCTCTTCAAGTTTAATCTGTTCTTCCTTTTCTAGCAAAGATTTATAGTGCTCAACATCTACTCCGGTGTATTTCTTTAACACGCTCTCCTCGCCTCTTAATCGAGCCGACTTCATCGCGTTGTCGAATTGTTCCTTTGTATAAACTGGTTGATTGTCAGTTCCCTGCTTGTCGTTTTTTTGCGAGTCTTCCTTTACAGCCGCAGTCGCCTGTTCAGTATTGACTTCCGATGTTATTTCTTCACTCATCGCTGTGGTCCTCCTTGTTATTTTAGGTGATTAGGATTGCTCACTATGATTATTTAGTAGAAATTAATAGAACATACTATTATTAGGGTCAATACGCCAAGACCGATAATAAGAAGTTCTTCGTAACTTGGATTGGGCATCTTTTAATTTATTTAGGTCCTGGATGAATATCAGCGGTGCTTTCTGGAAACTGAAACTCACACCCCGATGGAGTCCATCGTTGTCCGGATGATCATACATTATGGCGAACTGGTTATTTTTTTTATGTGATTGCTCACAGACTTTTGCGAGTTGTTGTTCGGTTATCGGATACTGAATATAGATGATGATAATGTCCAAAGCAAAGATGTTAAAGATAGAACAACAATGATTAACTTGATCCACAAGGCTAGATTTTCCAGGCACAACCTGGATTGCTTTTGCCTTAACACTTGCTTCCGCAAAAGGGCAGATTGCTTTTCCAACCTTGCGATCTGTTTTACTAACTTTTTCTCTAATCCAGTCATAGACATCTTTACTACTGACCTTGCTTCCGGTCATCTAACACTATTTCCTTCTTCCTGATTTTTTCTTCTTGCCCATCACAGGTGCTCTTCTTCCTGATGATTTAGGGGCTCTTCTTCCTGACTTTTTAGCCATTCTTCTACCTCCCATTTTGTTGGTTAATAATGATGTTGTCTGTGTGCTGATTACCATTGATAGGTTCCTTTCCTTCATTCATCGAAGGCGCATATAATTCTAATAGTTCTATGCCTCGAGCGTGGGCGACTTTCTTTAATTGTATCAGTGCCTTCCTGGCCCTCGCGGCATATCGACCTGATGGTTTTTCCATAAGTTTATTGAAGTTTTTGTGATATTCTTCAAATAGAATATAGAGTTGTTTGTGTCTTGCTGTATCTACTCCGGGTCTGTATATTCTTGCTGTGGTCATTTTATAATCCTACGAATCCTGGATTCATATCATAGGTTATTTGTTCATCTAATATTTCTCTAAAATTGTGTTCTCGGTCTAGGAATTTGTAATCTATCTTTTCTGGATCAAACTGACTTAACCATAATAGAATAGTTCGAATACTAAAATCTTTACAAGAATATACATCTAATTGTATCACAGGATAGTGTGATTCCGTCCAACTATGGAATGTTATGCTTGATGTTTCTATGATCACCGTGCCTGACCAACCTACATTGTTTTCTACCGGACACCAAGCCGTCATCGGCCCTGCCAGGATCTTCATATCGATGTGCCGAACTAGACTTTCTAATTCTGACTTTAGGTCAAAATCTTTTAGGGGTGGCGAATTAACTTCGGCCCTAACCAGCAGGTGTTTGTGTTGTAGATGCGGCGTCATTGTTGGTCTCTAATAATTGTTGTTTAGCCGCTGTGATGTCTGCCTGGCTAATTTCCGGATGTCTTTGTAATATATCTTGGTCCGTGTAACCTTCCATTATCATCTCTTGTATGTGTGCCGGTCGGTTGGCCGCTGTGGTCACTGGATGATCCATCTCCTGATCCATAATTTCTTTAAGATCGTCTTCATCATTGACTAATGTTTCTAAAATCTTGTTGTCTATAACTTGTTTTACTTTAGGATCCGCTGGGTTAGTGTCTGATGCCTTCTTGAGTAGATCCATTTCAAAGTTTCTATCTCTGACATTGAATACTGATGGATATTTTATTTCTCCGTCCCAGGCTAGACCTAACCATTTTGCGAATAGTCTGAATACCTGTTCCTCACCTAGTTCTAGATTTTTGCTTTTCTCGATAAGTTTTGTGTCAAGTTGAAGCATCTCGGTTTGTAGTGCTATGCCACTCATAGATCTTGATTCTATCGCTCTGACCGATCCCATATGAGCCATCCTATCAATGGCTTGAACCCTGTTAGCGATCGAGTTTAGGATCATATCAATGGACTGACCCGATGGTTGTAAAAGACTTGGTCTTAAACCCGGATCTAGATCGTTGGTCATATTGATGATAGCACCCGCTCCTGCGTTGGCTTCTGTGTCTATAGTTTTTACCAATGAAGGATGCCCTGATAATCTTATAGTTTGCTCAATCTCTGATAACTCATTGTAGATAGCATTTTGCATATCCGCAATATCTCCGATATCCGATACACCAATACCTCTAACTGGTGATCGTTGGGCATATACGAATACTGCTGGAATCACACCTAATGGATTATCCATTTCTTCTACTACCTCTGTCACTTTTTTTGCGTTGGGTGTGTATTTTTCTACATATATTTTTTCTTTTGTGAATGTTCTGATGTAGTATTGTGTTTCTAATCCGAATGCCCTCTGTTCTCTCTCAAATAATCTCAAGAATGAAAGATCATAGTAGCCTGATGGTAATCTTTTGTATTCCCAGTCTAGGATGTTCTCTGGGGTAAAAAGTGATGCGTAAGGGCGTATGCCTTGTTCTAGTTCATTGGCCCTGGTTCCTAGATTGACCGATGGTTTGTCAAGTAAGATCAAACAATGACCATAGATCGAAGATTGGATATTGACATCTCTCATAAAAGAATCCCAACTTCTACCTTCTAGGTCAGCATCTTTTAGGAATTGTTCTACCTCTGGTGCCGTTTCTATGTTTCCAAAATATCTTTTAGGTGAATTCCTGAATAGGAATGAATTGTATATGTGTATGATTGATTTACAATGATTATCTAATGGAGTTGTCGCTATACGCTGTAGGTATTCGTTGTTGTTCTCCATCACATACTTGGTTAGGTAATTTCCTAATCGGTATTGTGCCCCACCGCTGTAGGAACGCTGTAGGAACTGCCAACGATGATAATACACGCCGTATTCTTCGTGTAATGGAACTCCCTGTAGGACTGGACCTCCCGTCCTTGGATCTGTGTTGATTAGATTAGAATCTGCCATAGTCGTTGCCCGTCCTTAAATTGAATCTTTGTTGTGGTTGTGGATCATATGATTTTGTGATCGGATATAGATATGATATTTTGTATGATAAAGCATCTGTCAAATGGTCCCATCCTTCGTTCTTTGTAGGAATGCTCGTGCCTTCCTTATAAGTGTGTTTTGCTAAACTATTTATAAGGTTCTTACATTTAGGTGAAATGAATACGCCTCTGTGTTTGTCAGCATTACAGAATTTACTATTGGTTGAATTTATCCTATCCCTTATGCTCATATGTTTGCTGGGCATCTTAAGGACGAATCCGGCGTTCTGAAGAATTGAAGCATCGGTCCTTCGAGCGGCCGAAGTTCGTCTCTGCCTAGCGGCAGGATCCGGATAGGCTATAATTTTTTTACCTGGATATCTTGTGTGTATTTCATCTACTAACTCATCGGTATTAGATGACCATATCTGTATTTCGTCAAATACATAGATAATATTGTCTTTTATATAACTTACCGTGGCTGTCATAGGATCCAAGTTGAAGTCAATCCCAATATGGTATGTGTGAATGTCATCTGGAATATCTATGTGTTTAACACTATCAGTCATACTGAAACCCGTCCATACTATACCAGAATAAACTTCCCAGGTCGCTTCGTATTCTTGTCTAAATGTGGGTGCGTCTAGATCACGCCTAGCCCATTCTATTTCTTCTTGTGAAACCCATCCGCCTTGTAGAGTGGTGAATTGCCAACTTTTCCAACTATCATTGGTTACATCTTGTCCTTGTTGATATAGATCATAGAACCAGTTCATTCCTTTAGGTGTGCCAAAGAATAATGCTTTACCTCCGGTGTCTGATAGGGTGGGCCTTAATACTTCATTCCAAGCACTGGGATCTATATCAGCACACTCATCCATAATCAATAAGTTTAAGCCAATCCCCCTTAATGATTGGGGATTATCTGCTCCTCTTAAACAGATACGGCTATTATTCTTTAGATATAATGTTAGTTCTGCTTCATTGATTTTTCTAACCCATCTTAAATCTGTTAGTATATTTTTTATAGTGACCCAAGCGATTTGCTTACTCATCCTGTAGGACGGGCTCACATAGAAACAGAGTTGATTGGGGATACGAGCGTGATAGGCTAATTGGTGTAGTGCTAGATGAGTTTTTCCAAATCTTCTTCCGGTCACAAGCACGCGGAATCTATGATCGTCATCGGCCACGATTTGTTGTTTCTCTGATAATTTCATTCAGTAATAATTATTGACGATGTATGAATAACGGTTGGTTATTCGGTTGGCCAAGGTAAAGGTTGGTTGTTGTCTGTGTCTTCTGAATTTTCTTTCTGGTCAAGATAAACTTTTCCTAGGAATATCAACATACGCACATCACCATCCATTACCGCTTTCTCATACTGCTTTCTACGCAGACCTTTCTTTCCTTCCGATCGGCCTTTTTCTATAATGTCCAAATATCTTTTTTTTAGATCCGCCACCGTTGTGTCCATTATCATTGCGATCTCTTCATAGGAACACATAATCATCGCTAATTTTTCAATCAGCGTGATATCCAGTTTTGTTTTCTTTTTTTGTATCTTTGCCATTATAGTAATTTTTCCTCAACTTTAACTCTGAAACTTCTTGCGTCTGTGTCACCTTGTGATGTCACGATCGTGGTCTTGATGGTGTAGATGTTACCGGCTGTGCCACCTTCTAATCGAATATTGACCAGCACCCCACCTGTCACATAGACATCAGTGGCCTCGTTGGTCGGGAACGCCAACGGTGCTGAATCTCCCGATACGGTTGATATTGTAGTTGAAGCACTGGTGATGGAATCTCCAGTATTCAAATATTCTGTAAAATCTAATCCGTATTGGATGTTGCTGTCTGGATCTTTGCTAATGTATAGCGAAGTGTTATCCCGTTTATAGCCAGTTAGGTTAGCCATTATGCTTCTGCCCTCGTTCTAGGAATGCTGTATCTGTTTTTAAATGGTGGTCTCACGATAGTTAAATTCCTTGTTTCTTGTGGGACAAGATAAGTTCTTGTCTCATCGTTGATAATATTTACTCTTTTTTCCTGATCTATTATAGTTTGTCTATTTTCTTTTGCTATGACGGCGATCCTTGTTTCTTTTTCTATGGTGTAAATGTTGTAAGGATCCGCACTGAAGAATAATCTTGATGTGGCCAATTCGGCGGCAAATGCCAACATATCACTGAAGCCGGCTGGTTTAAATGTGGGTGCGATATCAAAATCTGTGACTTCTGATTGTAGATTTAATTGGTATGGACCCGGTCTATGCGTTGGAGTGACGGCGAAAGTGAATGCTGTGCTGATATCGGCAAATGTGTCTGTGATGGCCGATGCTGTCATTACAGGAGTGAATGCTCCTGTGATTGCTATTGGTGTATCTCCAGTGTCATAGATTATACTTGCTGTTAATGATGGTGCGAATGCTGAATCAATTGCTAAAGAAACATCAATAACCCCTTGTGCTGTAAATTCAGTTGTGAAAGCGGCTGTTAGATCGGCTCGACCTGGCTCTTCTAATGCTGAATTTTCAACTAAAGTAAAATTACCTGTGACCGAAAGAGCCGAACCTATCTTGAAACTAGGTGTTTCTGTGGTGTTGAAGAAAGCGGCTATACCATATGGTCTGTCCCAAGTATCAAGATCCCAACCATCCCAGGTTTCTATGTCTTCACCCCAAATGCTGTCATCCCAATCATCCCATACTAACCTAGAATCCCACTTATAATCATTTTGTAAGGCCAATTCCGCAATCGTGTCCCAAGAATATTCTTTAGCGATATCATAGATCATATTTCCAATTAAATCAGTTGAAATTGCTGATTGTATTGGACTGGTGCCTATGCTGGGTTTAAATGTAGGTGTGATGCTGGAACTGACTACTGATGTAAGTGTTAAAGGATCTAATCTTACTAGATTATCTACTGATGCTAAAAGTTCAACATTTGTTAATAATGATTTTGTGAAACCTAACTTGAAACTTGGAGCGATTGTGAATGTAGATGATGATGTTGAATCACTTTCCGCAAACTTGGTAACATTAGCAGTGGCCAACATCGTGCTAGAAGAATTGATTGTGGATGAGCCATAGAATCTAAATCCTCCTATAGCAGAAATAGTTGCGGTTACGGTATTGAACAAAAGGCTATCACCATCTAACCCATCAATTATGATGTTATCTGCTTCCCAAGACCATTGAAGACTGCCGGCTGGACCTGTGTTTCCTTGTAGATATCCAGATGGTATGATATCTAATGTTACGGCGTGTAGGCCATTGCTGTTGCTGTTGCTGGTATTGATCTGTGCTGATAATGTTGAATCTGTTGTGTTGATAACATTCTGATTAGCAGTTAGGGTTGTGATGTCCGATCCTGTCTGATATATGGTTCCTATGCTATAAACAGCCGAAGTGAAATATGAATAATTTTGTGTGCCATAAGTGCCCGAATAGGTGATGTTGTAATTGACCCCAAGACCCCCACTATTACTGGTTAAAGGTATTTTCGGAGCAAATTTATATCTGGCTATACACCTAGTGGCTGGAATATTATAGACCGAATCTGCCTTTCGATAATCTGCGGCAAATTTCCAAGTTATGGTTTTAGAATTAGGTGTTGAGTTAGTTAATCCAACTCTCCATCTACCGGATGTTGATACCCAATCTCGGCCACTACCTGATTGTTCAGTGACTATTGGTGATACAACTGGATCTGTTGTTGATTCCTCAACTCTCCTGATTACCGTTTGCCGAGTCATCGGTTAGACTCCTTGTTGTTATGCTAACGATATGGACAGGTTGCCCGAACTCACAGTAAATTGATCTCCGGATGATACCGTTTTGCTGGTTGTTAAAGTTCCATAGAACAAAACATTCCCGCCAGTAATGTCATCCATTAATGCTATGTGTGTGACTACATTTCCAGTTCCGCCATCACTATCGTAATCCGCAGTTGCTACTGGAAAAGAAACCGTTCCGCTGGAAGTTATTGTGCCTGTGGTGTTACCACCTGGTGTTCCTGCCGCTGTGAAAGCAATTGTTTGTCTAGCATATGAACCATTGCTGATTTCATAGTAGCCCCAGTTGCTGGTGCCTGTGGTTGATGATGTGCCTGACTCTAATGCCGCTGATGCTCCTGATCCTGAATCTGCGAACAGAGCGACATACACCGTTGTTGGTGCTGTGTAAGGTGCTGTGCTATACCTTAAGGTATGATCCAACAACTTATCCTCTAAAAAATTCGACGCCGCTGACATATTTTTTTCTCCTTGTTTGTAATATTACACAACTATTTATATGATGTTATGAATCTCTTAAACCAACTATTTCCGTTGGGTCTGTCCATTCACCGTCAATCTGTTGTTCAATCTTGAAAGCATAATTCAAATATTCCGCTCCAACCTGCGACCAGACCCAATCTTGTAATTGTGCCTTGGTGTCAAACTCGTGTGTGGATTCTGTTGATCCATCGTTCCAAATTATTCTATACATTAGTAGGTATCTCCTGTTCCCGCACCTTCTTGATATATTGTTATACTTCCACCGTTGCTGGCTGTTGCTAAAGTCGCACCTGTTCCATTACTTCTACCTATAACTCCACCACCTGATCCAGTGTAAAAATAAAGATCGGGTGCGGCCGCTCCACCATCGGTGCCGTCGGTGCCTCCATCAACGAAACCGTCCGTGTTGGATGCGTTGTAGTAGTAGTCTCTAACCGCTGAACTGGAGAAATCTATGAATGTGTCATAATACCAAACAGGTCCTATGTCAAAATCAGCACCCGCCTCAAACGATGCGGTGTAATTTGTGTTGTTGGCTTGGTGATTATATTTCAATGGAAAGTATTTAAATGTGTCTTGGTTCATCGACGTGGCACTGGTGCCGGTTCCAAGGAAACTAGCAACATCAACACCATCCACATACATCAATCTCTCTGAAGCGTTGCCAAGGCTGTGGCTGACCATTACACAATGCCAACTGCCATCCAAGAAACCACTCTGGTAATCACCGCTGGTCTCATAAGGTCCCCCCACCTTGTCTGACCTGATCAACGGATTATAACTCTGATTGTAGATGTTGGCCTGTATGTGGTTGGCCCCTATCTGTAGATTCGAACCGTTGTTGC